AATTGCAAAGAATGTTTGGAGAGTTTACATTGCAGGAGATGACGATCAAGCTATCTATGAATGGAACGGGGCAGAGGTAGAATATTTTCAAAGCTTTCCAGGTAGAAATATTATTTTAAAAAAATCTGTAAGATTAAATAAAAATGTACATTTCTTTTCTAAATGTTTATTGCAAGGAATGAAAAACAATAGAGTAGAGAAAGAGTTTTATTCTAACGATAAAGAGGGGAGTATTCATTATTGGAATAGTTTAAAAAAGGTTCCTTGGAAAACAGAAGGGACTTGGTTAGTTCTTGCAAGAATTAACGATGTAAAAAAAGAATTACAAGAGGAAGCTAAAAATTTATCTTTGTATTATCAAGATGTAAAAGGTAATAAATCTTTTGACATTAATCAGTTTCAAGCAATTCAATATTGGGAGAAAGTTTGTGAGGGCGGAAGCATTACAAGAGAAGAAGCTTGCATTATGTATGAGTATTTATTGAATATAGACCACGGATTTAGATCTCAAGAAAGTAAAAAATGGTCTTTTGCCCATCCTAATCAAGTGTTTAATTTTGATGAATTACATCTCAGATGTGGTATGAGAGATGAAAAAGGATCATGGTTAAAAGTGTTTAAAAGAAAATTTAAAGAAAAAGATAAACAATATTTTTTAAAGATGATAAAAGAGGGGGTGGATTTATCTCAACCGCCTAAAATTATAATAGATACTATACATCAAGTAAAAGGTGGAGAGGCAGATAATGTTGTTTTATCAAGTAAATGTAACTTTCCATCACATTATGAAAAGAAAAATTTATCTGAAAAGATTAAAGAGCTTCGGGTTTGGTATACGGGTGCTACCAGATCTAAAGGAACATTACATTTGTTAGGCACTCATCATCAATATAATTTTCCGTTAGGAAAATATTATAAATTATACGAGGCTAATTATGTTTAAAAGAGTAATAATTGAAGCTTTGGAGGATAGGTACAATGCACAAATTTCTGAAGCTGAAGCAACAATAAAAATTTATTTAGAGCAACCGGTTGGGATAGGGGAACATCCTCAACATGTAGATGAGGTAGATAAATTAATTGAAAAGATTGCAAACGCTGAAGAGAAAATAAAAGTTTTGCAGGAGTATAAGCTATGAGTGATAAAGATATGTTTGATGAAGCTTTTCCACAAGACAAGCAAATCGGGGGATCCCATTATAAATTTTTTGAGATTCAACCGTATGAATTCATTGCAAAAAATGATTTATCGTTTTTTCAAGGTAATGTTGTTAAATATGTATGCAGATATAAACATAAAAATGGAATTGAAGATTTAGAAAAAATAAAACATTACTGTGATTTAGAAATTAAAAAATTAAAAGATATTAAAAAGAATGGAAAGTAAATTTTATTTTTTTGGCCCGTTGCTTTATCATGCAAAACTTGACGAAAAAACTTTAAATGAAATTAAAAATTTGTGTAGTAAAGATAAACAAAAAGATTTTAGAATTAATTTAGCAGGGCATTTAGATCATGAATATGTAATTAATTCTATTAAACTCGAGTCTGTTTTAAATCCTGTGTTTGAAAATTTTTATAACGTACATAAAAAATTTTACAACAAAGATGCAGAGTCACAATATGTTAGAGACGCTTGGGTTAATTATATGAAGAAAGGTGATTTTAATCCACTACATGAACATTCTGATTGTGATTGGTCAGGTGTTATTTATTTACAAATCCCTGATGAATTGATGCAAGAACAACGTTCTTGGATCGGCAGAGATACAGGTCCGGGCGGTATCTTGTTTCAACAAAAAATAGACTCAACTCCTTCATTTATAAATAGTGTAAGTTTTTACCCTGTAGCTGGAGATATATTTATTTTTCCATCACAATTAAAACATTCAGTGTACCCTTTTAAATCTAATGGAGAAAGAATAACTGTAGCTTTTAATACAAAAGACAGAAATGTAAAATAATGATTGAAGACAAAAGATTATCAAAAAAACTTTTAAAAAATCATTACGAATGGTGTAAAAAAAATGGCAGAGAAACAAAATGGTACAAAGAAAAAAAAGAAAATAGAAAGAAGAAGGTAAATGACACATCAACTTAATTTTATATACAACGACAGTGATTGGATCTGTCCCTCAGAATATCCAGACTTATCTCAAGCAAAAGAAATAGCAATTGACTTAGAAACAAAAGATCCAAATATTAAAACAAAAGGATCAGGGTGGGCTACATTTGATGGAGGAATTGTTGGCTTTGCTGTAGCGGCCTTTGATCAACAATGGTATTTTCCAATTCAACACGATGCAGGTGGAAACATGGATTTGTCAATAACATGTGCATGGTTTCAAGATATTTTAAAAACTCCTGCAACTAAAATTTTTCATAATGCAAGTTATGATGTTGGTTGGTTGTTAGTAAATGGTTTTGAAATAAATGGGAAGATAGTTGACACAATGGTTGCGGCCGCAATCGTAAATGAAAATAGATATAGTTTTAGTTTAAATGCTTGTGCAAAAGACTATTTAGGTGAAATTAAAAATGAAACGTTTCTAAACGAAAAAGCTAAGGAATGGGGAATTGACCCTAAAGCTGATCTCTGGAGACTGCCTGCGGGCTACGTAGGCTTCTATGCTGAGCAAGATGCAGGGTTAACCCTACGGCTTTGGCAAAGACTTAAACAAGAGATTATAAAACAAGATCTTCATGATGTTTGGGAAATGGAAATGGAATTGCTTCCTATCTTAATTAAGATGAGACAACGGGGAATAAGAGTGGATGAAGCTAAAGCTCACTCATTAAAAAAAGAGTTTAAAGAAAAAGAATCTATTGTTCTTAAAAAAATAAAAGATGAAACTACTATCAATGTAGATATTTGGGCGGCCAGATCTGTTGCGCAAGTGTTTGATCGTATTGGTGTTGAGTACCCACGGACAACGAAAACCGAAGAACCTAGCTTCACGCAAAATTGGCTAATGAA